TGTAAACAAGCATTTTCTACACTGATAATGGCATTGAATTGATCTAACATGCTGTTTAATTCATTTAAAGTATATTTATTCATTTTCTAGTCTCCGTTAAATTGTAGCGATAAAGATTAAAGATATAAGAATAATAGCGAAAGACACGGCGCCAAGTATTTCAATGGCGCTTATCTTTTCGCTGGCTGGTTTATGATTTTTATAGTCTTGCATGATCATTTTATTGGCCTTTCAAGTTATCAATAATTGCACCGATAATAAGTATAGGCGCATAAAATAAAACAATAGAAGTTAATATTAATTCCATTTTCGATCCCTTTCACATAATCGCGCTAAATCCAGCGCATGAATGAATAATACACTAATAAATTAGAATGTAAAGCATTATTTTAATGTTTAACAATAAATAGGCATTTTATTGTCACGGATTGGCAATAGATTGGCAATAGATTGGCAATTGTGCTGGATCGTGCAAAGGCACATGGCGCGCAGGTTTTAAGGGTTTATTGGTCATATTGTCATTTTATTTGATAGATATATAGAAAAGTATATATATAAGGAATGTAAAACCATAGGCGCAAATGCCAGCAACTAAAATTGTCATGGCAATAATGCCAATATGACCAATAAAATTATCCGGCGCATTTTGCAAATAGCATAATTCTAGCTCTTAAAACTAAATGACAATATGACCAATAAAATCTAAATGACAATATGACCAATAAAATCTAAATGACAATATGACCAATAAATGCCTGGCCAGCTGCAAGCAAAAAGCGCATGGCAATAATGCCAATGTGACAATGCTGCCTGCTGTCTGCTGTCTGCTGTCTGCTGTCTGCTGTCTGCTGTCTGCTGTCTGCTGCGCTGCTGCCTGGCTGCGCTGCGCAATCTGCGCTGCTGCCTGCTGCTTGCCTGATTTCCGTGTGCATTTTGCTAGGGGGGGGTAGGGCCTTGGGGGAAGGGCCTTCGTGTACGATGGTGTCAGAAGAAATTTTTTATTTTTTAATGATTTTTACTATATGTTGCATCCAATAAACAGCGCATTATTAAACACAAGCAATATTGCTTATAATCAATTAAGGACTACGATCATGTGGACAACACCAGCAGCTACAGAAATGCGTTTCGGTTTTGAAGTGACAATGTACGTAATGAACAAGTAATTGTATAATTCACCTGGGGCGGTTAAGCCGACAATAGAGGATGTAGTAAGTAACGAGTTTTTCGGCTTTCTGCGTTACATGTATCAACTACCAAATTTACGCCCTTGACACCACGCATGTAACCTAATACCATGCGCTAATGACATTCTTATCGATACCTTTTACGCCACGCGAGGTAAAAGCCACCGAATCGCGTTTACAGAAAATATACGACGCAGCCAAGCTGGGTTTGAAGAACGACTCTTTAGCCCTTGCTGCGGGTATGTTGCCGTCCGAGTACCGGCAACTGTGCCAGCTAGACCCCGTAGCGGAGATGGCGGCGCAGAAAGGTAAGGCAGACGGTGAGCTGGAGATGGCTCAGGTGCTGATCGCCTCCGCTAAAGAAGGCGACGCTAAGTCGGCGCTGGCTGTGTTGCAGCATGCACACGCATGGACAGCCAAGACTGAGATCAGTGTGGATGTGTACCAAAAGATAAGTATCACTCAGGCGTTAGCCGAGGCTCAATCAAGAATTATAGAAGGGACGGTGGTGGACAATGGCTAATTTAGGGTTCGGACAATTTCAATATCCAATGCAATCTAACATGAACTTTGGGCAGAACCGACAACTGCCCTTCTACAATAATTTCTATACTCCCAATCAAGATGAGGAAGAGCAGTACGCGCCGCAAGCCTCCCAAACGCCACAAGCACCTCAAGCTAATATGGGTGGTAATGCGCCGCAAATGGGTAACGTTATGTTTGGGTCAATACCCATACAAAGAGACCCACGGTTAGAACAGTACGTGCAACAAATTAGACAGCAGATGATGGCTCCCAATAACAACCCAAACATTTTATCTTACTTTAACCGCGGGTATAATAATTTAGCACCTAACGGTATACGTAATAGCTTATACACAATGTTTAATCGCGGGTAAGGTAAGTGCAACTACCTATATACAGCTCGGACGAAGAACAACTCCTCATGTCACGGCTGTGGGATCCGCGTGTTGCGGACGACCCTGAAGCGTTTGTGCTGTTCGCGTTCCCGTGGGGCCAAGCCAACACGCCACTAGCTAAGTTCAAAGGGCCACGTCAGTGGCAGCGCGACGTCTTAAGAACCATAGCCAAGCACATCAAGGACAACCAAGGACAGGTCGACATGTCGACACTGCGTGAGGCGGTCAGTAGCGGACGGGGTATTGGGAAGTCGGCGCTAGTTAGCTGGCTGATACTGTGGATGTTAACAACCCGCATTGGTAGCAGTGTCGTGGTGTCAGCCAACAGTGAGTCACAGTTACGGTCAGTCACCTGGGGTGAGCTGACTAAGTGGCAGGCTATGATAATAAACGCGCACTGGTGGGAGATCAGCGCGACCAAGCTGGTGCCAGCGAAATGGGTGTGCGAGCTAGTCGAGCGTGACTTGAAAAAGGGTACGCGGTACTGGGCGGCAGAGGGTAAGCTGTGGAGTGAAGAGAACCCTGACAGTTACGCGGGGGTTCACAACCACGACGGCATGATGTTGATATTTGACGAGGCCAGTGGTATACCTGACACGATATGGTCAGTGGGTGCGGGTTTCTTTACGGAAAACATACTAGACCGGTATTGGTTCGCGTTCAGCAACCCGCGCCGTAACCAAGGCTACTTCTTTGAGTGCTTTAACTCTAAACGGGACTTTTGGCATGGCAGACAAATTGACGCGCGGCAGGTCGAGGACACGGATAAAGCGGTATACGAACAGATTATTGCCGAGTATGGCGAGGACAGTAGCCAGGCGCGGGTCGAGGTTTACGGTGAGTTTCCATCGTCAGGCGAAGACCAGTTTATCAGTCCGATGGTTGTTGAGGACGCATTTAAACGTGAGAGATATAAAGATACGACTGCGCCTATCGTTATCGGGGTGGATCCAGCCCGCGGTGGCGCGGACAGCACAGTCATCGTTGTCCGTCAAGGGCGGGATATCATTGCTATTAAGCGCTATCAGGGCGAAGATACAATGACTGTCGTTGGCCGAGTGATTGAAGCCATAGAAGAATTTAAACCAGTAATGACCGTCATCGACGAGGGCGGACTGGGGTATGGCATATTGGACAGGCTAACCGAGCAACGGTACAAGGTGCGCGGTGTGAACTTCGGGTCACGGGCTAAGAACTCTATTATGTGGGGTAACAAGCGGGCTGAGATGTGGGGCGCGATGCGGGAGTGGTTACGCAGTGCCAGCATACCCGAGGATAGAAAATTGAAATCGGACTTGACAGGCCCGATGAAAAAGCCTAACAGCAGTGGGACTATCTTCTTAGAAGGTAAAAAAGAGATGAAGGCTAGGGGCATGGCAAGCCCTGACGCAGCCGATGCGTTATGCGTGACATTTGCGTTCCCTGTAGCCCATCGTGAATATGTTGACAAAGCTCCGCGTAAGTCGTATGCTAATAGTAGCGGAGCGTCTAGCTCATGGATGGGGTCATAATATGGCAACGAAAAAAGCACACGACAAGCCTATAGCGCGTACGACTAAAGGCAAAGATGCAAACTACAAGCCCACAGAAAAAGGGGCTGGCATGACGGCTAAAGGCCGTGCTGCCTATAATGAAAAGAATAATGCGAACTTAAAAGCGCCTGCACCTAACCCTAAAACAAAAGCAGATGAAGGACGTAAAGCGTCGTTCTGTGCTAGAATGGGCGGTGTTGTTAAAAAGGCTAAAGGTGACGCGCCTAGGGCGAAAGCGGCACTTAAGAGTTGGAACTGTTAAAGGATAGCATCATGGCTAAAGCAGGACTGTACGCAAACATTCACGCAAAAAAAGAACGCATTAAGGCAGGATCAGGCGAGAAAATGAGAACGCCAGGCTCTAAAGGCGCACCAACAGCTAAAGACTTTAAAGAGTCAGCTAAGACAGCTAAAAAAGGTAAGTAAATATGGCGAACACTAAACCAATCGGCGTTGCATACGAAGATCAAAACATTATCAATGCTGATACGGTTAGCGCCACAAACATTATTAGCAACGGGACAATAGGCTATTCTGCTGCTCGTTTTGGCACCGTAACCCAGCTAAACAACAAGACTACTGGGGTGACGATTAACACGCCTTCAGGTCAGATTACTACCGCTAACGCGCAAATGGCACCTAACGCTAATGCTGTGTTTGTGGTAACTTGCAGTGCAGTTAGCGCTAGAGATGCAGTTGTAGCTAACGTAGCGTCCGGCGGCACTTTGGGTGCGTATAATGTATTTGTTGCATCAATAGGCGACGGGTCATTTACGTTAGAGCTTAAGAATGTGACTAACAACGCGTACAGCGAAGTGCTTAAGTTAAATTACATTATTATTCATACAGAGAGTTAATATGCCACTAAAAAAATCTTCTAGCAAAGAGGCGTTTAGACAAAATGTTAAAGCTGAAATCAAAGCTAATAAACCAGTTAAACAAGCAGTTGCCATCGCGTATTCTGTTAAACGTGAAGCGACAAAAAAAGGTAAAAAATGAAATTAAAACCATTCGGTGAACGCATCGTAGTAAAACAACACGAAGAAGAACTAACAACAGCCAGTGGCATCGTGCTGGCTAAAGCAGCAGATAAAAAGTTTGAAGGCACAGTGATTGCAGCAGGTCAAGGTGCCATACTAGATAACGGTAACGTCAGACCGATGACCGTAAAGGTCGGTGACGTAATACTGTTCGGTGAGTATTCAGGTCAGAAATTTAAGTATGAAGATGTAGACTATCTTCTTATGAATGAAAAAGATGTTATTGGAGTGATCGATGGATGATATGACCACCGTTGGGGTTGTCGCTGAAGGCGCTAATAAGCCAAACGACAAAAAAGACATGCTTGCAACGATGCGAAGCCGCTTTACCATGGCGGTTTCTGCGTATTCAGAGAGCCGAGAAGACGAGCTTGATGACTTACGTTTTGAGGCAGGCTCTCCCGACAATCAGTGGCAATGGCCTGCGGACGTACTGGCTACCCGTGGCTCAGTTCAAGGTCAGACCATCAACGCACGACCTTGCTTAACAATCAATAAGTTACCGCAACATGTTCATCAAGTTACTAATGAACAACGCCAAAATCGACCTTCGGTGAAGGTAATCCCTGTAGATGATAACGCTGACGTAGAGGTCGCGGAGATATTTGAGGGTGTAATTAGGCATATAGAATATATATCAGATGCAGATGTCGCATACGACACAGCATGTGAAAACCAAGTCACCTATGGTGAAGGCTACATCCGTATTCTCACTAAATATTGCGACGACAATTCATTTGACCAAGATCTATACATTGGCCGCATACGCAATTCCTTTAGCGTTTATATGGACCCTACAATACAAGACCCATGCGGCAGTGATGCCGAGTGGTGTTTTGTCACAGAAGACATGACGAAGGCAGAATACGAGCGTCAGTTTCCCGATGCCGCGCCAATATCGTCCATGATGCAACAAGGTGTAGGTGATTCCTCACTAAGTCAGTGGTTGACAGAGAACACAGTGCGTATTGCCGAGTATTTTTACTACGAGCATACGCCAACCAAGCTAAACCTCTACCAGGGCAACATGAGCGCGGTAGAAGGCAGCCGTGACGACAAAGAATTGAAGGCTTTAGGCTTAAAACCGATTAAATCACGCATGGCAGACGTTAAAAAAGTCAAATGGCTTAAAACAAACGGCTTTGAAGTGCTAGAAGAACAAGATTGGGCAGGTAAATTTATACCTGTTATCCGTGTTGTAGGCAATGAGTACGAGGTTGATGGCCGATTATACGTGTCAGGCTTGATCCGTAACGCTAAAGACGCGCAACGTATGTACAACTATTGGGTTTCACAAGAAGCCGAGATGTTGGCACTGGCACCAAAAGCGCCATTCATAGGTTACGGCGGTCAATTTGAAGGTTACGAGCAACAATGGAAGACTGCTAACACGACCAACTGGCCGTATTTAGAGGTTAACCCTGATGTAACAGACGGTGCTGGTGCGGTATTGCCATTACCACAACGCGCTCAACCGCCTATGGCGTCTAGCGGTCTATTACAGGCTAAAGCCGGTGCATCTGACGATATTAAGTCCTCAACCGGTCAATACGACTCCAGTTTAGGGGCTACAAGTAACGAACGATCAGGCCGCGCCATCCTAGCACGTGAAAAACAAGGCGACACGGGTACATACCACTACGTTGACAACTTAGCCCGTGCTATACGTCACTGTGGACGTCAATTAGTTGACATGATACCTAAAATTTACGATACAGAGCGTATTGCTCGTATTATTGGCATAGATGGCGAAGTAAAACGGGCTAAAATCAACCCATCACAACCTGAGCCAGTGAAGAAAATTGTTGATGAAGCGGGCATTGTGATTGAGAAAATCTACAATCCTAGCGTTGGTAAGTACGATGTATGCGTATCGACTGGCCCAAGCTACATGACCAAACGTCAAGAGTCACTAGACGCTATGAGCCAATTATTGCAAGGCAACCCGCAACTATGGCAAGTGGCTGGCGATTTATTTGTTAAAAACATGGATTGGCCAGGCGCACAAGAGATGGCTAAACGCTTTGCTAAGACTATCGATCCTAAACTACTAAGCGATGGCGATGAAGACCCAGCATTGCAAGCTGCACAGCAACAACTTGAAGCTATGGGCCAAGAACTAGACCAATTGCATGGTATGTTGCAAAACGTCAGCAAGTCTATGGAAGCGCAAGACATGGCTATTAAAGAACAAGAGGCTAACATTAAAGCATACGACGCTGAGACTAAACGTATTAGCGCTGTGCAGGCAAGCATGTCACCTGAGCAAATCCAAGACATCGTTATGGGTACAGTTCACGGCATGATGGACAGCGGCGACTTAATTGGCGAAATGCCTGGCAGAGAAATGCCTGACGAAACGATGGAACAGCCTGAAGGCATGATGCCTGAAGAACAAATGCAACCTGAACAACCAATGATGCCACCTGAAGGACAAATATAATGAAAGCCTGTGACTTTGTAGGAATACTATTCTTAGCTAGGGATGTAGCGCACTCTGTACACCTAAATACTAGAAGCTACTCTAAGCATAAAGCACTACGTGGCTTTTATGACAATGTTATTGACTTAGCAGACAACTTTGCTGAAGCCTATCAAGGCCGTCACGGTCTAATGGGGCCAATAACGCTTCAATCAGCTAAAAAAACTACAAACATTATTGACTTTTTACAGAATCAACTAGAAGAAATAGAAGCTGATCGCTACAAAATATGCGACGAAACAGATACCGCGATACAAAACATAATTGATGAAATAGTAGCGCTTTATTTATCTACACTATATAAATTACGCTTTTTAGCTTAAGGATTAATCATGGCAGTTACATTATCACTATTTGCTGGCGCAGGCGCACAATTCTTTGACGATAACGGCGTAGTATTGTCAGGCGGCTTGGTATACACGTACGCTGCGGGTACAACAACACCTTTAGCGGCATATACAAGTAACACAGGGGCTACTGCGTTAGCTAATCCTATTGTGCTTGATGCGGCAGGCAGAGTGCCTACAGGCGAAATATGGCTAACTTACGCGCAAGCCTATAAGTTTACTGTTAAAACTTCAACTAATGTACTTATCGGCACTTACGACAACATCCCTAACGCTGCGTTACCGCCATTAGTAAACAATGCGGCCTCTATTTCGTATGATGCTGGCGCTAGTATATCCGCAGGTAATTTTACTATAGGCGAAACATATTTAATTACGTCATTAGGTTCAACTAATTTTCAGTCAATTGGCGCTGTAAGTAATACGGTAGGCCTCTATTTTACTGCTACTGGAGTGGGGTCAGGCACAGGCACTGCAGATTTTATTAGATCAGTACAAACTAAATTTCAAGAAGTTTTAAGTGTTAAAGATTTTGGCGCTACAGGTAATGGCACTACCGATGATACTGCGGCTATTCAAGCAGCTATTGATACCGCGGATCCTGGCGCAATATTATTTTTTCCTGTTGGCGATTACATTGTATCTAATCTTAACATTCAAAAACCAATAGTTATATTGGGCGATGGCGTTGCTGCAATGGCTAGTGCAAATCCTTCAAGCCCTTCATTTGGTGCTTATTTATCAGGTACTAGAATTAAGTCAAAAACTGGATCAAGTGGGTACCAATTTAATATAACTGTAGGATCAATAGCTAACTCAGAAGGACGGCTTTATGGCGTTCAATTTAGAAATATATACTTGTTTGGTAATAACCGTACTGTTGATGCTGGCGGCATTAAAATTGAACTTTCAGATCACTGTTTGTTTGAAGACGTTTTTGTAGAGTCATTCCAAAGAGAAGCAATATTATTTAATGCAAGTGTTCGTGAATCATCTATATCAAGACTTCGTACTAGGTTTTGTGGGACACGTAATACAAGTGGAACAAGCTACCCATGTATAGGGTTAGTTGAATCTAGTACAAGTGACCCAATTAATTTCATTAAATTTATTGATTGTTCGTTTGTGTATTCTTTAGGAGATGCCGTTCTTGTAGACCATTCAAACGGATCTGCAACTGGGCAAATACATGACGTTTATTTTACCGATTGTTTATTTCATGGAACTTTATTGTTTATTCAAGGAAGCCCCTATACAATTACAGCCGATATGCAACAAACGGTTTTATTGCGTAATAAAGGCGGAAGGGATATTGTTGCTACAAATGGTAATTTCCTTTTTGCTGGCGATAATAAACCGCACGTTTTATCTGAAACTTCTACTGTAGGTGGGTTTTTACCAACTACGCAGATTAATGCGTCTACATTAGTAAACCACTATTCATTAACTTCATTAGGAAGGTCTATAGAAGCCTTATCAGGAAATATTTTAGTTGACCAAACTAGAATACAAACATCACTAACTGGGTCCATTAAAGTGTATTCAGGGGCTAATTATTTAATAGGGCAAAATTGGTACGGATCAGGCACAATATCACCAGAATATGACGCAGGTTCTACAGACTTAAATAATGTTATTTCTTTTACACCAGTTTTAGTAGGTGCTTCAGGAGGTACGGCTACTTATTCTCGTCAAACAGGCCGAGCAACAAGAAATGGTAACGTAATGACTTTTACTGCTGAACTTGTATTAACAAGCGTAGGTACACTTAGCGGAGCATTATCAATTGGCGGATTGCCTTTTAATTTAAGAACAGCATCATTACAAGCCTCAGGAAGTGTATACTTTACTGGCGCAGCCGCAGGGACTGCAGGGATTATAACAAGAATAACTACTGCTCAACCTAAAAACATTGTTTTATTTAAACCAGTTTCAGGAAGCGCAAGTGGATTAGGCCCTGCGGATATTACAAATTCGTTTGAAATAGCGGTAACTGGAAGTTGGATGGTTGAGTCTACTTAAGTTAGTTAAAACTAAAGGATATTAAAAATGGCAACATACTATTGGGTAGGCGGTAATGGTACATGGAATAATGCCACTACTACAAACTGGGCTGCAACATCAGGCGGTGCTGGCGGTGCTGGTGTTCCTAATTCAGCCGATAATGTTATTTTTGATGCTGCTTCAGGCGCTGCACCAGTAGTTACAGTAACTGCTGCCGTTTGTTCCGCTTGCACTATAGGTGCGCCCACTTCAGGTACATTAACGCTTGCGTTTGGTGCTTCTACTTTAACTATGGCTGGAAATATGAGTATTACTACTTCTATTTCGGTAACAGGTACAGGAACTATTAGTTTATCTGCTGCTTCACCAACATTTGCTGGTAATGGAAATACATTTTACAACCTATCGTTTACAAGCACTGCCATTGGTACAGCTACAATTACTGGCGCTAATACATTTAATAACGTAACTTTTGCGGCTCGTGCTGCTGCTGGTTTTGGTACTTGTTCTATTGGCGCAGATCAAACCATTAATGGCACGTTGACATTAGGTTCAGGCACAACAGGCGTTGCTAGATTAATGTTAACTTCAAATACATTAGGCACTCAAAGAACATTAACTTGCGCTGCTATAGCTGCGTCTGTAACAGATATTGACTTTAGAGACATTAAACTTGCTGGCGCATTTGGCGCACCATTAACAGGTACTCGATTAGGTAACTGTCGTGGCAACGATGAAACTACTATTACTTTTGATGCTGGTGTAGCTAAATATTGGAATTTGGCTGCAGGCGGTAACTGGAGTGCTGCGGCATGGGCTTTATCATCAGGCGGCGGTGTAGCTACAACAAACTTCCCGTTAGCACAAGACAACATTATTATTGAAAATACAGGCTTAACTGCTGGCAATACAATTATAGTTAATGCTAACTATAATATTCCTACGTTAGACTTTTCAACTCGCACTTTGGCAATGACGTTTGCTACAGGCGCATCAGGCCCAACTTTTTACGGCAATTTAACATTAGACGCAGACGTTACCTACACTGGTTCTGGCGGAATTACGTTTGCAGGTAAAAACACGCAAACAATTACTAGCGCAAATAAAACATTAACTCAACCTATAATTATTAATTCGCCAACAGGTACTGTAGTGCTTGCAGATAATTTGGCAACAAACGGTAACTTTACACTAACACAAGGCACAGTAAACCTTAATAACAATGTATTAACTATAGGTCTTGCATTTGTATCTAGTAATATAGCCACAACACGCAGTATTGCTTTTGGTACAGGTAATATTACTTTGACAAACAATAACGCAACTATATGGAATTTAAATAATGTAACGAACTTTAGCTACACAGGTACACCTACAGTAAATTGTACCTATTCAGGCGCAGTAGGAACTAGAACTATTAACAATGGTGGTTCGGTTGGCGGAAATGAAGCTACTGCAATATCGTTTAATATTTCAGCAGGAAGCGATACTGTATCTTTTGCAACTTCTGTTACAAATTCAATTAAAAACTTAAACTTTACTGGATTTAGCGGAACACTAAACAATACTGCTAGAACTTTTTATGGAAACTTAACACTATCTAGTGGCATGACATTAACTGCTGGTGCAATAGAGACAATATTTGGTGCAACATCAGGCACTCAGTTAATAACTACTAACAATAAAACTTTAGATTTCCCTTTAACTTTTAATGGTATTGGCGGAACTTTTGCGTTTCAAGATGCGTTAACGCAAGGTTCTACAAGACCATTTACTATTTTTAACGGTACGGTGCAGTTAAAATCTAGCGCAACGACAACTGTAGGTGCTTTTGCTACATCAGGCACAAATCAGAAGTTTTTACAATCAACTACGCCTGGCACACAAGCTACGCTAACACAAGCCTCAGGCACAGTAAATGCGGCATATTTAACAATACGAGACATTAATGCTACAGGCGGCGCTACATGGTTAGCGTATACTGATCAAGGTAATACAGATGCAGGCAACGTAGACGGATGGGACTTTGGTATATCTCCTGTTGTGGGTGGTGCGGAATATACGTATACTTTGAGATCATTCACCCAACCAAGGAGATTTTAAATGACAATGAATATTAAAGCTGTAACCAGTTGTTTTGGCTATCAGCAAATTACTAGCCTTAGCGCTGCAACAGGATTAACAATCCCTACAGTAACGCCTGAAGGTCTTAACGGCAAACCAGTGTTTGCTTTAATTGTAGCCGAAGGCGCACCAGTAAGATGGCGCGATGATGGCGTAGCCCCTACTGCTTCTATTGGTATGCCACTTGCTATCGGCGTACCTTTGCAATATGATGGTGACTTAAACAAAATTAGATTTATTGAGCAATCAGCTAGTGCAAAATTAAACATTAGCTATTACTATTAAACATTACAACTGTACTGGTACAGCTTACCTGGGTTTCTAAGGAAACAAAATGAGTGATAATCAAGAAGTAGAAGTATTAGCGGAAGTACCCGCGCCAGTAGAAGAAGTTACGACAGCTCCTGAAACTGTAGCACAAGATGTAGAAGTGTCGGAAGAAAGCCAAGCAGCAAAGACATTCTCGCAAGAGGAACTTGATGCGGCTATTGGCAAACGCTTGGCAAGAGAACAGCGTAAATGGGAAAGAGAACGTGCTGCACAGGCTTCAACCCCTGCGACGCCTAGAGACCTTCCTGCGCCTGAGCAATTTGAATCAGTAGAAGCATACGCCGAAGCATTGGCCATGCAAAAAGCTGAACAACTGCTTGAGCAAAGAGAACATCAAAGGCAACAGCGTGATATCTTAGAGACCTACCACGACAGAGAAGAAGAAGCCCGTGCTAAGTATGATGACTTCGAGCAAGTTGCATACAACCCCAGTGTTCCTATTACTGACGTGATGGCCCAATCCATTCAGGCATCTGATGTTGGCCCCGAACTGGCTTATTACCTAGGGACTAATATTAAGGAAGCTGACCGGATTGCTCGATTAGCGCCAATCTTACAAGCTAAAGAAATTGGTCGACTTGAAGCAAAAATTGCTAACGAGCCGGTAATTAAGAAAACAACTAGCGCACCTGCGCCTATTTCGCCTGTCACGGCTAAAGGTAACGGTTCACCAGCGTACGACACGACTGACCCTAGGTCAACAAAGTCAATGTCAACGTCTGATTGGATCGCTGCTGAAAGAGCTAGACAAGCTAAGGCATGGGAAGCGAAAAGAAACCGCTAACTTTTAATAAGGAAATATCATGTCAAACTCAATCTTAACCATTGATATGATCACTCGTAAAGCCCTAGAAATCCTAGAGAATAACCTTGTGATCACACGTAACGTAAATCGTCAATACGACGATTCTTTTGCCGTTGAAGGCGCTAAAATTGGTTCTACATTGCGTATCCGTTTACCGGATCGTGCTTTAGTAACTGACGGCGCGGCTTTACAAGTGCAAGATGATAACGAGCAATTCACAACATTGACCGTTGCATCACAAAAACACATTGGCGTTAACTTCACATCAGCCGAACTAACAATGCAATTAGACGATTTCGCAGAACGTGTATTGAAACCACGTATCTCACAATTGGCTTCTAGCGTTGATGCTGACGTTGCTAACTCTTACAAATCAATCTACAACTCAGTAGGTACTCCAGGCACTACACCATCAACTTCATTAGTTTTGTTGCAAGCTCAACAAAAACTAAACGAAGGCGCTGCTGTTATGTCTCCACGTTATGCAACAGTTAACCCTGCTGCCAACGCGGGCCTAGTTGAAGGTATGAAAGGTTTGTTCAACCCAACTGACACTGTTTCACGTCAATTCAAAAACGGTATGATGGGTATGGGCGTATTAGGCTTCGAAGAAGTTAACATGTCCCAATCTATCAAACAACATACCACTGGTACACGTTCTACTAGCGATACTATCTTAGTAAACGGCGCTGTAACTACAGAAGGCCAATCTACTATTAGTCTTGATGGCGGTACAGGTTCAGCTACAGTTACTGTAGGTGACGTGTTCACTATTGCTAACGTGTTTGCGGTTAACCCACAAACTCGCGAGTCAACAGGTTCATTACAACAATTCACTGTAACTGCAGCCAGCACTGCTTCAGGTGGCGCTTGGACTAACATCGCTGTTTCACCAGCTATGTACACTCCAAACAACGCTTTGGCAACTATCAACGCTTTCCCAGCAGATAATGCTGCTGTTACATTCGTTGGTGCAGCTTCTACTCAGTACGCTCAAAACTTGGTATACCATAAAGATGCAATCACTTTTGCGACTGCTGATTTGTTATTACCACAAGGCGTTGACATGGCTTCACGTCAAGTACACAACGGTATCTCTCTACGTGTTGTCCGTCAATATGACATCAACAACGATCGCTTACCTTGCCGTATTGACGTTCTATATGGCTTCAGCGCTGTTCGTCCACAAATGGCTGCCCGTATTTGGGGTTAGTCTAGGTAATCCCCGCTCCGGCGGGGGTTTTGCAAAATATTAAGAAAAGGAAAATATCATGGCTCTTCCAAATGGTGCAGGCGGTTATCAAGTTGGTGATGGTAACTTAGGTGAATTACAATTAGGGTATCAAGCAGCTCCGCTTTCAGTGGCGGCAACAGCTACTTTAACAGCGGCTCAAGTTACATCTGGTATTTTGTTAGTTGGTGCAGGCGCTACTGCTGCTCAAACATACACATTGCCATCTGCGGCTTTAGTCGACGAAATTATTAACTCTGCTAAAGTAGGCTCAACTTTTGATTTAGCTGTAGTTAACACTGGTACATCTTCAGGTACTGGCGCGTTAGCGATGGGTACAGGTACAGGCTTTAGTGATGGCGGTAACGCTACAGTAGCTTTGGCAATTACATCAAGCGGTTTATTTCGTTTCCGTAAAACGGCTGAAAATACTTACGTAGTATATCGCGTAGGTTAATGAACTAAAAAGTATTACCTCCGCCCTTCGGGGCGGAACTTTTAAAGGAAAATATCATGGCTAACAATACCAAACCAATTGGCGTTGCTTATGCAGATCCGTTGTTAGATGGAGCTACGTTTGTACCTCAAGTTGCGGCTAATACCGCTGCCTTGACTACCATTACGTCTACTGCACCTGGCACCCCTGACTATGCAATTCAAGACTTAACTAGCACTACACCTTTCGGTTTTGCAACTAAAGACGAAGGTAACTCTGTTTTATCAGTTATTGCAAATTTGCAAACTCGCGTAGCACAATTAGAAACAAAGCTAAAAACTTACGGCTTATTGCCATAATAAAAAAGAGGGGGCCTAAAAATCTCCTCTTTATTTAACGGAAAACACATGCCTACAATATATTTACGACACCCTGTTCATGGTACTAAAGTAGCTACTATGGAAGAAGAAGCAGAAGCAGATGCACAAAACGGATGGATAGAGTATAATCCTGATACGCCAGCTAAAATTAAAGCTGAAGCGGCTCCCGTCAATACGCTGGATGTCAAACGACGTAGAAAAGAATAAGGAGCCGTATTATGGCCACTACCGCAGGCGATCAAATTAATGGTGCGTTACGCTTACTAGGCATACTAGCCGAAGGCGAGACGCCATCTGCTGCGACATCACAAGACGCATTAGTTGCGTTAAATCAAATGATAGATAGCTGGAACACTGAGCGTTTAGCCGTGTTCTCAACTCAAGACCAAGTGTTTAGCTGGCCACCTAACGTGTTGTCAAGAACGCTAGGGCCTACTGGTGACTTTGTAGGCAATAGACCTGTGTTGCTAGACGACTCTACATACTTTAAAGATCCATCAAGCGGTATATCTTATGGCATTAAATTTATTAACCAACAACAATACAATGGTATTGCGGTTAAAACAGTAACGTCTACCTACCCACAAGTGATATGGGTAAACATGACTTACCCCGACGTTGAGATGTATGTCTACCCAAAACCTACAAAAGTCTTAGAGTGGCACTTTGTATCGGTAGAAGAATTAACCCAGCCTGCAACATTGGCAACTAATTT